GGACGAAGCTATGAAAATGTATAACATGGACATGAAGAAAGAATACCAAGGTCCGTTGGATGAGGTAGACACCATTCAAGCTGAACTAGACCTAGCTAAAGCCGAGATTGATCGCCTTAGCAAGTCTCTGGAAGAAGCTGGTTACATCGTTAAATCAGACTCAATCGAGAAGTCGGTTGAACCTGAGTATGTGACTTACGGTGATGAACAGATCAACAAGGCTGATATTCCTGCGCCTATTCTTAAGGCACTAGAAGAAGCAGAAGTTGCTAAGGCAGATGCTATCTTAGTTAAACATGCAGAGGCCGAACTACCACACTTTGATCTTGAAGTAGCCAAATCTTTGGTTGCCAATTTCGGAGACGAAGAAACAATCATGCAAGCACTCAAAGCAGCCGACAAAGCCTTTGAAGGTAGTATGACTGAACTGGGTAAATCTGACGTTGACGGAGAGTTTACCTCTGCGACCGATAAGTTAGAGGCACTCGTAAAGTCCTACATGGACGAACATAAAATGAAAAAGAGTGAACATGCCTTGGCCTATGCTGCTGTAGCTAAGACCGATGAAGGTAAAGCTCTTATCACTAAATCCTATAAAGGGGAATAAAAATGGCTGTTACGCAATCACGGGATACCCGTACTGTAATCGCAGGGGCGGACCTTTCTGCCGCACAATACAAGTTCGTTAAACTAGACTCTGCTGCTGAGGCAGTTTTGGCAGGTGACGGAGAACAAGCATTTGGTGTCTGCGAAGTAGGTGCTGCTGAAGACAATGCTGCAACAGTAGTTGTCACAGGTAAGACTATGGTAAAAGCTGGTGGTACTGTTACCGCTGGCGGCGCTGTTGGTGTTGATGCCGCTGGTCTGTGTGTAGACGCTGCTTCTAGTGACATTATCATGGGTTATGCAACGGAAGCTGGTGTTACTAACCAGATCATTGCTATCGAACTCATTCAAGGCGGCAACGCTGCTGCTTAATAGCATAGAATAAGGAACATTATAATGCCAATGCTAACCCCATCACAGGTGCATATCGACCGTCCGTTGTCTAACTTGACACTGGCCTATGCACAATCACAAGAGAACTTTATCGCAGATAAGGTATTTCCCACGGTAGGTGTCGCACGTCAGTCTGACAAATACTACATCTATGACCGTGCCAACATGAACCGCACTGGTGACGTAAAGAAACTTGCGCCACGCACTGAGGTTAACCGTATCGGTATGACCATTTCTAACAGCAGCTACTTTGCTGATGTGTATGGTCTTGGTATGGACTTTGACGAGCAGACTATTGCTAACGAAGACGAAGTACTACAAATCCGCCAAGCGGGTGCGGAGACTCTGGCTATGCGCCTGATGATCCACCGTGAGGAGCAGTTTGCTTCGACATTCTTTACTAATGGTGTCTGGACAACTAACGTGTCTGGTGCTGCTTCTGGTGCAGGTACTCCTGTATACTGGAACGACTACACCAACTCAACACCTATCCAGAACGTAACAGATGCTCGTCGCACTATGCAACTTGCTTCTGGTGGCTATAAGCCAAACACTATGGTTATCGGTAAAGAAGTCCGTGACATTCTGATCAACCACCCAGACATTCTGTCTCGCCTTAACGGTGGTTCGACTGTCAGCAACACTGCACTGATCACAGATGCTAAAATTGCTGAGATCTTTGAAGTAGAGAAGCTCTACGTCATGGAAGCAGTCAAGAACACTGCTGTAGAAGGTGCTGCTGAGTCTACTTCCTTTATTGGTGGTAAACATGCTATGTTGTGTCACACACCATCAAGTGCTGGTCTTATGACTCCTGCTGCTGGTATGACCTTTGCATGGAACTCAATTCCTGGAGCAAACAATCTGGGTATTACTGTTGAGTCCTTCTCTGATGATGCACTCAAGCGTCAACAGGTTGCAGAGCACATTCAAGTTAAAATGTCCTACGACATGAAAGTAGTTGGCCCAGACTTGGGTTACTTCTTCAACGGTATCGTTCAATAATAGTTGAACTGGTGGGATGCTCTAGGGTGTCCCACCCACATAGGAGACCCCGACATGATTAGACAAGAAAACTTCCCGTTTCAAGTGGACCGCCCTACGTTCGTAAGGGTGCCCTTTACCGCTAACGGTAGACAATGGGCTGCTGGTGATCACTTTCCTTGGAAAGAACTCAGTATAGACGATAACAAAGTCCGTATCCTATACAATCAAAGAACCCTCTTTCATAACTCAGCTAAGGAAGTTGGCATGAAAGTGGGAGATGGTCTTGAAGCCTTAGACATAGACGGACTTAATGCCCTCGTGGACAGTATTAACGAAAAGGTGAAAGCCGCTGTACCAACAACAAGAGAGTATGACAAAAAGCGTTGTAAGAAGTCTAGGGTACTAGATAAGCAACGAGGTATGATCCGTAGTTGGAGGCGTAACTACGGCGAGTTGGAGAACGGTTAATGGCTTGGACGTATGATCCTACTACCCTTGGCACAACTACTGCCGCTGGCAGATTGAACAGTGTTAGGTTGTTGTCTGGTGATACAGACACTTTTGATAAACAGCTAGAGAACGAGGAGATTGAATTTAGTCTTACTCAGACTGGCAACAATGTTTATTACTCTGCCGCTTGGGTAGCTAGGGCCATATCTTCCAAGTATTCACGACTGGTTGACACAGAACTCGATGGTGTCTTAACCTCTAAGTACTCTACTCTGGCAAAGCAGTACATGACCTTAGCAGATACCCTTGAGTATCAGGGTAAGACTGCTGGTGCTGTCATAGGTATCAAAGCCGGTGGTATTAGTGCAACTGCTGTTAAAGCTGTTCGTGAGAATACCGATAGAATAGATCCCAGCTTTAGAAGAGATAGGTTTAAAAATCCTGCAAGTTATAACGAATCCGACTCTTACGACTACAACAGTTAGGGCTAAGTAATGTTTAGGTCTGGTGACTTATATAGACTTGTAAGCGAACACGGACAGTCTTTGACTCTGCGTAAGGTTACTACAGATGGGGCTTATGATCCTGCTACTGGTAGTAGGTCAGGAGAGGCTACAACAGACTATTCTATACTAGGTTACTTCTACAACTATGCACTAGGAATAGCTGGAAACACTGATGAAATCGTAAGAGGTTCTCGTAAGCTTCTTATCTCTGCTCAAGGGTTAGCTATAACCCCTGATGATGAAGATCTCGTTATAGGTAACGGCGACACTGTAAAGGTACTTTCTGTGACCACTATCTTTTCTGCTGGTATCCCCATCTGTCATTTGTGTACTGTGCAGGAGTAGTCATGGCTAAAACTAAACTTACAGGTACTTTTGAAGAGGTCATATCAGACTTAGATACCCTAGCAGAAGATGCTGTCAGAGATATGTTAGTGCAGTCTATAGAGTTCTTAGTGTTAGAGTCTCCTGTAGATACAGGTGCCTATATTGAGTCCCACACATTAAGTAACACTGCTGGTTCTCCAAGAAGTAGATCAGCTAGAGGCCGTAGAAAAAAGTCTGGGAAACCTTCGGTAGCTAGGGAACAACTTATGTCTGACCTTGGTAAGTTGGACTTAACTAAAGACGTCTTTAACATTAGAAACAACTCTCCTCATGCCAGTATAGTTGAGAACAACCCAAGAGGGAACATCCCTAGAGCTGGTGGTCAAGGTGGGTCTCACGTATACACAAGACTAGCTAACATCCTTGGTGGCGCAACAGTAGATACAGGGGCTGAGTAATGGCTAGTATACATAAAACCATCAGAGCTGCACTAGAAAGTCGACTAGCCACCCTAGCTACTGCTAATTCTTTTTCTGTAGCTTACGAGAATGTTTCCTTCAACCCTATCACCGGCACCTCTTTTGTTCAGTGTGAGTTTATTCCCACGCAGCGTGTAAGAGCAGCAAGAGGTCCAAACGCTCAGATACTTTATAGGGGCATCTTCCATATAAACGTACATGCACCAGAGAACGCTGGACCCGCCGCAGCAGAAACCCTAGCTGAACTAATAATTGACAACTTTGAGTCAAACACTGACGTCTCTTACACAAGTGGCGGAACAACAACCATCGTGTCTATAGATTATACTGAAAGGGCTCAGGGCCTATTAGACACACCTTGGTACTATATACCGATCACAATCGGCTGGTACATTTATAATTAGGAGAATAACACATGCCTACCTTCGCACAGGGTTCACGGTCTAGCCTAAGCTACATTACTGAATCCACATTCGGGACTACCCCTGCTGGTAACTTCCAGAACATCCCATTCACTTCACACGGACTTAACCTAACTAAAGATTTAGTTGCTGGTACAGACATTCAAGCTGACCGTATGCCTCGCCATGAGCGTCATGGTAACAAACAATCCGCTGGTGATATTGTATGTGACCTTCGTAAAGGTGACTTCGATCCTTTCCTTGAGTCAGTCATGCTTAACACTTGGGTCAATGACGCTTCTAATGACTACTTGTTAGTTGGTACAACACCTAAGTACTTTTCTATTGAAGACTACTCTGCTGACGTTGATCAGGCTCGTTTGTTTACAGGGCAGACTGTTTCTACTATGGGCATCTCTATTGCCCCTAACCAGATGGTAACTACTACTTTCGGTATGGTAGGTAAAGGCATGACCATGAGTGCCACACAGAAGACACAGGATGCAGCAAGTACTAACGCACCTTTTGATGCCTACTCAGGTGATCTACAGATTGGTAACAATGTAGCTGGACTTGCATCCTCTGCTATTATTACTCAGATCGACTTTAACGTAACCAACTCCTTCGCACCTACCTTTGTTGTTGGCTCTGATGAAGCACCAGCCCTTGAGGTTGGTCGTGCAGAAGTTACAGGGTCGTTCTCAGCATACTTTGAAGATGCCTCCCTGATTAACCGCTTCCTTAACGAAACAGAGTCAGCTATTCAAGTGTCGGTCAATGATCCAACCGCTGCTAATGCTTACACCTTTCTATTCCCACGAGTTAAAATTAACTCTGCTGACGTAGGTGTAGATGGCCCAACAAGCCGTGTAATTAGCCTTGGCTTTACTTCACTCTTCGATACGACAACTGCAACTAACTTGAAGATTACTCGTACCGATACCTAATCCCTAGCTAGGGCGGGGGGCATTGGTGTCGGGTCTGATGCTCCCCTTTATTTCTACCCGACATAACCCTGACAGGAACCTGACATGGACTTAATGAACTTAAAACCTACCTCTGATACCGTAGAAGTACTCTTAGTACACCCCTCTACATTGGAGTCACTCACTAACCAAGACGGTAGTGAAATGTCTATCACAGTATACGCTCCTCATACTAAGGAGTATAAGGCTGTGATGCACGAACATACAAACAAGCGTATTGCAAAAGCATCAAAGAGAAAAGCTACTAACTTTTCCGCAGAGGAACTAGAGGCAGACACAATCGACCTCTTAGTTCGGACAACGGCAGCTTGGGACATTACTTACGATGGTAAGAAGCCTAAGCTAACACCAGCACTCTGCAAAGAGGTTTACACAAACTTGTTCTGGATTAAGGATCAGATAGAGGAGGCTGTTGCTGACTCTGTGGATTTTACGAAAGCCTGATCCAAGACTTGCTTGAGTTTGCGGAACATTCCTTCGCACTCAACAAGACTGATGAAAGTGGAACAAGCGAGCGTGAGCATCTGGAACAAGTAGAGAGGCAGACGGGTATTAGACCAAAGGAATTAGAGGGACCAGACTTCCCTTTTCTTTTGTCTCATATCTGGTCTGCCTTTATTGCATGTAGCAAGGCTAGGACAGGAGGTTTTAGTGGTGCTAACCCTCTAACCTATGAGAACATCAAGTCTTGGATAGAATTAACAGGCACACCCCTAGACCCCAGAGAAGTAGAAGCCGTCAAAGAACTTGACGTAATATACATAAGGACGCAGTAATGCC